GATCGGATGAGGGAATACCTGCGGACAATCTATTCAAATCACGAGGTCGCATTCTGGTTTTTCCCGGGAGACGGGTCCGGATACAGGGAGGGGGCTGCCAGGGGCGTCCCCTTCTCTGATGGAGATCTCTCGATGATGAACGGAGCGGTACTCATCCATAACCATCCGACCGGGGCATCGTTCAGCCTTGCCGATATTGTGACGGCATGTAAATGCAATTTTGCCCAGATCTGGGCGGTGTCTCCGCTCGGGGAATATGTCATGCGACCGCGTAAAGGGTTCACCTATTTCAGTGAGTTTGAGTCAGAAATAGTGATTGAAGAATTTAAAGCGGCAGATCAAGAGGTATACAAGATTCTCTCTCCGAAGGTTAACCGGGGCGAGATTTCTATTGACCAGGCAGAACGGGACCACAATCATATGGTCTGGGAGTTAGTTTCAAAACGTACCGGGATCCAATACACATTCAGGGAGGCAGGTAAAAATGGAGAATAACTCGCCCGGGGAGGGACTCGACGATAGTGAACTGTTCCGTCACCGATACAGCCCGGTATGCACGTGGTGCAGAAACCGTAACGAGGGGCCAGCTCACACGTGCAAGGCGTTTCCCTCCGGCATCCCGGAGGAGATCTGGGAAGGGAAGAACGATCACACGTCGCCTTATGAAGGGGACCGGGGTTTCAAATTCGTGGCGAACAAGTTTTATAAATCCCGGAAAACCTGATTTTTACCTTTTTTACCCCCGGTCATCTTCCCCCCGGATCGTGTGAATTTCGGCCCCAGCGTGCACCTGCAGCAGATGACCTGTCCCAGGTCCGGCTTGTAGGTCATATCGCCAGGATACTGCATCCTGCAGGCGGGGATGACGCGGTCTCCCGATGTGAAGGCCGGCACGTCAAACGGTTCCTCCGCAGGGATGATGACGTGGTGCATCTTCAGGTGACCCGGGCGTTCCCGGTCATCCCCGGTATCGATCCAGATCTTGAACGGGGCATACTTCTCGATCCTCTCCCAGGCGGCCCGGTTGTATGCCTGGTGGACGGCAGTCCGCGATAAGATCTCTGCCTGGTCACTATCGACTGAATTGATCTGGTCTGTGATATCTTTCACCATTCGGGCGATCCCGAGGCCTCGCCTATCATCCTCAACAATGATTTTAAGGATCCTTTTCTCCAGGTCCTCGGTGAGATCCATGAAATCAGACAGCGTAACTTTCGATAGGATATCTATTGCCAATGTATCTGGTTTGTTAAAGGATACGCCCACCTGGACGTCCGGGGGTGTTGTCATAATTTATTACTCATAAGTCGCATCATTTCAAGGTATGGATAATATGAAATGGGCCTGTCTGGTGCTCATGGTATTGGTTCTCGTTGGGATAACCGGATGTACTTCGTTGCTGTATGATGACCAGAAATTCATTGATTCGTGGGATAATCACATCAAAAATGATAATGAATTGATTGAACAATTAAACAAAGCCGCTGAAAACAGAGATATCCCTCTGGTTAAATCAACCGCACGGGAATTAAGTCGTGCAGCAAGGGATGAATATTACACCGTCCTAAATTATCAGGTCTCACCTGAGATGGAAACTTCACAATATTATTTTGCCAGGTATCTCTCCGCAAAGGTGGATTGCCACAATATGTTAGTAACATTAATCGAAAGCCGGGAAACAGGAGATACTGAATATGAGGAGTTTAACCTTGATCTTTTAGAGCTCAAAGGACGGGGGGCTGATGAGAATTTGAAATTAGCATATGATAATTTACCAAAGGATTAACCCTCTTTTCCCTCCTCTGTAGGTTCTAAAAGGAGGACCCTCACCTTTTTTCCGATCCATGATTTTGGGACATGAAGTCTCCCGCTATTACCCCCAGGGCCTACAACACGATCAACCACACTGTAACAAGTAATTGAGACGTCCATTTTGTTTGCCATTGTGATACTGTTGTGATGACAATGTATATATACTCACATTGCTTATGATACAATGTCATAACATTGTTATGATAAATTTAATGAGAATGGTGATCAACCATGTCTGAAACAGAAACACGACAAAACAGGATGGCGGCCACTCCCCCAAGGTTCAATCAGTGGAAGCGGGACGCCAACAATGTATCGCAGTCGAACAACAAAAACATATCCTCTTCTGGTGCGTTCCGGCGGGTCGGGAAGATCGAGCCGGTCAAAAAAGCGTTCAAGGTCACCTACCAGACTCACGGTGAGACACACTCCGTTTTCCTCGGCTCTGCGGACGCATATAAAGTCCAGATCCCGGGAGCTCCGTCGGTGGACCTCTACCGGGTCAGTGAACATCCCGATGGCACTATCGTAACCGAGATCGCCGGCAAAGCGTGGAGGTCCAGGACGGGCCGGGCACTCATGGTCCGGACCGCCGACTCCAGGGGTGAGGTCATGACCCCGTGGAAGCGATTCGTCCAGCTGGTGAACGGCGAGATCACATATGCACCCCTCTCCCGATTCGGAGATGAGGTCCCATGACAGCCATGGCGCCGCCACAGATGATCTCACTCTCACGTCTCCGGATGGATGGCGAGACCCAGTCACGATGCGAGATCGACCAGAAGACCGTCCTCGAGTATGCAGAGGCGATGAAGGCCGGGGTGGAGTTCCCCTCGATCACGGTGTTCTTCGACGGCACCGACCTGTGGCCTGCGGACGGGTTCCACCGGATCGCCGCCGCGAAACTGGCGCTGATCGGGAAGATCAGTGCGAACGTCCTGAACGGACCGAGGCGGGACGCACTCCTCTACTCTGTAGGGGCGAATACGTCCCACGGACTCAGGCGGTCCAACGCAGATAAACGCCGTGTCGTCGAGATCGTGCTCGCTGATTCGGAGTGGGTAAAATGGTCAGATCGCGAAATAGCACGGCATTGTGCGGTATCTGCTGATTTGGTGGGTGCAGTTAGGAAGGAAGTCTATCTGTCGGAATCGACAGATAACACTGTTAACATTACCCGGAAAGTGGTCCGGGGGAACACCGAGTACGAGATGAAGGTCCCCCTCAAACCGGGTCCGGAGACCAAACCCGCCGTCAAGAACGTGACCACGATCCCACACACCGACGTCTGTTTCCGTTGTAAACGGTTCAGCGAGGATGAGTGCGAGCACTGTGACCCGATCCACGTCGGCTTCTCGGTCCAATACTGCCGGAACATCGAATGTCCGTACCTGAAGAAGCGGGAGATGAACGACAACGTCGAGTGCGAGATCGAGGGAAAACTCCCTGGAAATATGGCGGAATGCCCCCTGGTCCTGGAGAAGATTGAACTCAAACGGATCGAGGTTGAAACAGAAGAAGACGCTAAATTTCCAGTCACTGCAAAATGCAAGGCGCTGAAGTGCAAGGACCTGCGGTTCATCAGCCCCGGCCTGCACGTATGCAGCATTAAGGGAATGCGACCCGAGAACATGTGCGGGAGATATCCTGACGGCTGCCCACAGGTTCAGGAGGAGATCCCCGATGCCCCCGAAGAAGTCACAACGGAGAACGAGGAAAATGAACCGTTTGTCCCGATCGAGTACCCGAGCGAGTATCTCCTCAAACAGATCGACCGCTGCCGTAAGAGGCAGTGCTCTGAACTGATCGACGACGAGGACAGGACCGCCTGCAGGGTGATGGAGAAGATGAAAGAGGACGGAAATCCCTGGTGCCGGTATGACTGCCCGATCAGGCCGAACGTCCCGGAGCCGAAACCCTATACCTCCTCGAGGGTGCAGGGGTCTGCCTTCACGCCGGCTGACAAGGCTGTGAAGACTGCAGTGATGCACAGGCAGCCCTCTTCCCCAAACCAGGACAACGGAGGATTCAAGGTAAACGCAGGTAGGTATGAACTCGCGACGATCAGGCAGATGGTCACCTACGGCGATGCGGACGACGAACAGGAGGCTGTCGATCTCATCTTCCGGGACGGGGCGGCCCTCTGGCTTGACAAGATCGAGCGACGGGTCCAGGAGGGTGAGGAGTCATGACCTCGGAGGAGACATTCCTGGTTATAGATTCCCGGATCGAGGGGTATATTGCCAGTCAGAAATTTGAGGGCCTGGTCATACGGCAACTCCGGGAGGTGCGGAGTCATGCATGATAAGTATGGTCCCTTCGGCGGAGATGAGAACCTCGAGGTGGTCTCCCCGCTCTCAACGGTCGCAACGTCAGACCTCGTCGCAGAACTGCGGAAGCGAACGGACCTCTGCTGTGGGTTCGATATCGGGCCCGGTGAACCGTTCGAGATCACGATCGACGCGGAGGAGATAGAGTGCCCGTTCTGTGAAGGCCCTGCTTTGATCCTGGTGGTGATCGACTGATGTCGTCTCATTACTGTCTGAAATGTAACCGGCCCCTGAGCGATCCGGCCAGTATCAATCATGGATATGGTCCGAAGTGCTGGACCCGGATCAAGAGGACGCTCCATCTCGAGGAGGGCCGAGATCCCGATCCTGTAACAATATCAGATCACAAGCTCGCCCGGGACTCACGTGCAGAACTTCTCCGGCGTCTCCTGGGATACTCGTATGTGAAAACTTGTCACTGCGGAACACCCCTGGTAGAGTGCGACCTGATGACATGCGACCACGTGTCCGGAGGCCTCCCCCTTGCAGGGTATGCCGTTCCGCAGTGGGTCTGGTTCGAGTGTCCGGTATGCAGGTATCAACTCGCATGGTGGAAACTCCGCCCGCACATCAGTCTCGACGACCTCGCACCCCAGGAGGGGCCTGACCATGACCTATAAGACCTGCAGACGATGTATGTTCGTCGATATCCGGGGTCAAAGTGACGAGTTCCTCCGGTGCCGGCAGGGCCGGAGATGCGAGCTGAAGAACGAGGGAGACTCCTGTAGGAAGTTCGGGCTCGGCCCCTGGGGATACTGGATCGAGGGTAACTGGGCGGTATTAGCTTACCAGGGAAAAGAGGTCACACGATTCGGGTACAAGTTTAAGGGCAACTCGAAGAAAGCGGCCGCCCGTCACATCCTTCAGATGTGGGCCACGAATGCCATAACTGTCTGCAGGACCGCACAGGATATCAAAGAATACCAGGCGGGCAGTGATGTCGCCAAATGGGTAAGGGCGGCCCTTAAATTAGACGAGTCTGTAGACCCCTTCCCGACCCCAGAGATCACCAGGGACGAGATCAACCTCATACAGGCAAAAGCGATCGATCAGGTCAACGCCAAAATAGGTTTTGAGTTTCTGCCTGGTGGGACAGCGGATTTGGAATGGCAGAAAGCCGCCATGGACAAGATCGATCAGAGTATAAAGGAACGAAAGGAGAGGGAGGAGGCCTCACCATGACCGGCCCTATCATCTACAAATGCTTCGTCTGCTCAACAGAGGACCCCTGCATCCTCATCAAGGGGTGGAAACGTGGGGATCCACTTCCTACCGGATGCGTATATCCTCCAGGACCCGATGATCCGGCCGCCCCTGGTGCAAAATGGGTGGAGTGCTGAGCATGAACCCTGCCAAAGTGAACGCCCGGGAGGCGGGAATATTCACCCTCCTCGACGAACTCACAGAGGTCCTGAATAAACAAATCAGGATGATAACGCCCCCCGCTGAAATAAAGGGGGTTATAAGCGAGTGGATCAACAAAAAGATGAGGCCCTCTCCCGCCTCATAAGGAGGAGGTCATATTTTCTGAACGTGATACCCATGAGTGAAGAAAGTGAGACTTCTGACCACATTGAATTGAAGAGGAGACTCGGGACCTGTTGCCCGGAACCCTCCTGCGACTATACCTGGTGGAGATCGGACCGGAACTGCCAGGGCTGCGGGGCACCATGCAAGGACTGTACTGTCGGCTCTGAAAAGCACAGACCGCTCAATCCGGAGGATACAGATGAAGATCAATAACCCCGATTATCGGAACGGTCCGGTGTTCTTCAAGTTCATCACCGTGAAGGGATTGATGGAACTCCTGGCCCAGGTCCCCGAGGACTACCTGGTCAATGCCCAGTCGATGGCCCGGACCGGTAACCTGGGGATATACTCCAGGGCAGATCTCGACGCACCCCTCGAGTATATCATCAACATCGGTGACGAGGAGCTCACATTTTACGGGGACCTATCAAACAACTTCAAGGACCTGAACAACCACAAACCATAATCTATGCCCGGTGAATAGGAGATGGGGGTTCCGTCAACCCTGCCCCCAAATGTTCCATGCAAGTGCTTCGTACCAGTAGTAAGCCCACAGTACCGTCATTGCGTAACCCAGTCAGTTCCTGGCCGATGCCATAACGGCCATCTAATTCTCTTTTTAAATTCCTGTTTATTACCCCTCCCGATAACCATGGGGTATGCACTCGGATCCCCCGCTCCAGGACCAGACCTGCCAATACTGCGGAGGGGCCGGGGTCGTCTGGGAGACTAGTTTCCTCTTCACACTGATCCCGATACCCTCCCGGCCGGTCCGATGTCCCGCCTGCAGGGGGACCGGGAGGCGACCAGTTCATGAAATGTATCAACAACTATGAGCAGCTCGAAGCTGCAGACCCCGAGACCCTGAAGTTCCATTCAACCTTCAAAGCGATCGCCAGGATGTTGATCAAATATCTCCCGTTCAGTCAGATCGACGAGGAGAAGTATGCCGCCCGCCTGGTGGGGAACTCACTCATCATCTACAAGATCATCAAGGAATGGCAGGAGAACGATACCAGGACCCACCGGAAGAACGTTCTCACAAAGCCCCTGTTGATAGGTCTCTTCACCTATGCCTTCGATAGTGACTTCAGGGAGGTATTTAATTTCATGTTCTGGAGACTGCTCCAACTGCAGAACGAGTTTTTCATCCCGCCCGCACATAAGGACCCCTCCACCTGGACCAACGACGAGGGGAAGAGGTCCGCCCAGGGGGCGAAGGTCCCTCATGAGGTGATCGTCAGGCGGACCAGTCAGTCGATCGTCCTCACCGGAGCTCTCCCGCCCCGGCTCTACTGGATCGAGGTCGGGGGTATCTACTACGCCACCAACACGAACTTCCCGGTCTGGTTCGGGGATGGGTGGGCATACCAGGTCATCGCCACCTGGGAGACCGAGGAGGAGTTCAGGAAGGCGTCGGTCTTGGGGGACCTTCTATAAATTCCAGATTCCTGTATAATAGCCCCCACCCCCATCTTTTCTCATGGCGATAGACCCAGTCCGACCCCTGCGGACAGCGTATCTGCAGCAGCTCCTCGGTATCATCCGGCAGTCCCGGCAGAGTATCCTCCGAAACGTCAGGCCCCTGATCATCTCCCCCTACCCCCTGGACCTGGACGAGCTCGAGAGGATGATCGAGCGGTCCCTCACGTATCATCTGGACCGGCGAGGCCAGGCGATCGTTGAGATGTTTATCCGTCTGGGATACGATCGAGGGGTTGACTATACAGTCGGCAGGGTCCAGGCCCTGGCCCCGGTCAGTGACTTCAAGATCATTGCGGGCGTCGACTTCACCAGGCCGGACATGAAGGCGATCGACGAGCTCTCGAGGCTCTCACTGGCAGACCTGAAGGGTATCAATGCCGACCTGGGGCGGAAAGTCCTCCGGACGATCGTCGAGGGCGACAAGAAAGGCCTCGGAGTCACCAGGATCGCCCAGGAGATCACCGAACAGTTCAACACCATCGGCCTCCCCAGGGCGGAGACGATCGTCAGGACCTCGATCAACCAGGCATACAACAGGGCAGCCTGGGAGCGGATCGTGAAGTATGCCCCCTTCAAGATCTGGATCGATACCGGGGATGACCGGGAGCGCCCGGGTCACCTGAAGATGCACCACGTCATCATCCCTGCGGAGGAACCGTTTGACGTGCCGGCCTTCAAGCCGACCCCGACCTCGAAGAAGATGGTCCCCGCCTGCAAGATGCAATACCCCGGGGATGTCACCTACGATCCGGACCTGGCTCAGATCATCAACTGCAGATGCACGCTGGGGCCGAAATTCACCCGGACCGGAGGGAAGATGACCGGGAGGCAGAAGAAATGATAGGAAGATGCAGAAGACATGCCCCGACCATGACGGGATTCCCAGTCGTATTCGATACTGACTGGTGCGGAGACCACAAACTGGATGAGTCTAGATCGCAGGTGACCCCGGCCGGCCCGGACCCCTGGAAACATAGGCCTACAGGGATGAAATGCCAGACCTGTATGTATTTCGTGGAGAAGGCCCCCAGGGGAGAACCGGAAAAGAAAGCGAAGGCACAGGCCCAGGGGGGTCACGCCTCCAGAGTCCATCCCACGAGGGACATAAAAGAGAATAATGCCGTTCCCCTGAGCGAGCCCCTCAAAGAGAAGGTAGTCCGGCGAGTAGATAATTTCAAGGTCCCGAACTGGACCGACGAGGAGAAGGACGTCATCAGGTCCGCTCCTGACAAGCACGCGGCCGTAACGGTATTCTGTGAGAAGTTCCCGGGGTCTCCCAGGAGTGACAGTGCGATCAGCCAGCGGTGGACCCTCCTGAAGAATGCGGCGGGGACGTCCTTGGCACCATACGAGGATGAGGGCCCCGAGCTGTCGGTGAAAAAGAAAGAGGAGGAGGATCGAATAGATAAACCCGGTCCTGATATAAAAAAGAAGAAGGCCCCCAGGGAAGACTCTGCACAGTCCGATGAGAAGCACCTGCAGGGGACGAAAGATGCGATGGGCAGTCTGATATCAGTCGGGTCGAAGGTCCTCCTGATCGGTAATAACATCGGGGTCGGGGAAGTGAAGGCCGTATCCCAGGACGGAATTGTTCATGCTAAATTCCCCTATAATACCAAGGTCCTGCCAGGGGAACGTTTCGAGGTTGTGAAATGACCCTGCCCCAAATCCAGTTTATAAGGCCACCCGGCAGACGATAGGTTGAGGAGGGCGGTCGGGGGACGCCTCCTCTCTTTTCGACCGATAGTCCCTTATCCAGGAGGTCTACATTCGCCACCTTTCGCCTCCTGAATACCCTCCTTTTAATTCCCGTTTATGTAGTCGCGCCAGATACCAGAGTATCAATGCCGATCGGATCAACAAAGGAAAGCCCTCTGTTCACGTTCAAACTGCAACATTCCGCCGACGGCAAGTCCCGTAAAATCTGGGGAGTCGCATCCACCGAGGCCCAGGACCGGGAGAAGGAAGTCATCGCAGAGACCGCGATTCAAAAAGCCCTCGAGAATTTCATGGCCCTGCCGATCATCCACTGGTATCATTCAGAGCGGCCGATCGGATGGATCACGAAAGCGAGGTATGGGGACGTGGTCCTGCAGGACGGCCGGAAGACCCGGGGCCTGGAAGTCGAAGGCGAGATCAAGAACACCCCAGACACAGACGACGTCTGGAACGGCATCCTAAAAGGTCAGATCGACGAGTGGTCTATTTTTGGCACCCGGCGGAGTGGGAGTCTGGAATGCAATATTCCTCCCCATATGAGGACCTCGCCCTGCATCACCAAGGCGATGTATCTCTGGAGTATTTCACTCTGCCCCAGGGGGGCCGGCCAGAACAGGACCACATTCGTCGAGATCGTCAAGGCGATGTCATCCGGCGGATCTGCGCTCATTCATCCTACGATGGATGAGGTAAGGAGTATCAAGAAAATGGCACCAAAACCACCTATTGATCCCGGGGCACCCGCCTCAGGAGACGACCAGGTCGACGCCCCGAAGGGTCCGGAGGAACTCCTCAATGAGATCCTCGCTTCCCTCAACGAGATCAAAGAACATCTCGGGGTCGGAGGGGAGGACGAACCCACTGAAGGGGAAGGGGAAGAGGAACTCCCGCCGATTCCCGTACCGACATCGAACGAGGAGAAGGAGGACGAGATCCAGAAGGGGGACGAACCCCTGGAAGGAGAGGACCTCCCCCAGGACGAGGTTAAAAAGTGTACGGACCAGGTCAAGAAGGCCGGAGATCCGGAACCCGTCGACCCGACGATCGTGAAGGCCCAGGCGGACCGGATCGCTGAACTCCAGGCGGAGGTCGATGCCCTGAAACGGAAGACACCCCAGGGGAAGACCATCGTCGTCGACCCGACGATCGTGAAGGGCGGCAAACCTTCAAAGAACGGAACACCGAACACCCCTGACTCCCCCGGTCAGATGGCGAGATTCAATCGCCTGAACAAAATTCTTCAGAGGTAAAAATGGGAATAACACTCACAGCAACCAGGTCCGGCTTCGGCAGTCCCTTTGCGATGTCCGGGGAAGAGTATAACCACAGAGGGCGGTCATTCTGGGGGGATATCCAGGACGGTCAGAAGGTCAACATCACGAAGGCAACTGCCGACGCGACCGATCGCTTCCTGGCAGCTCTCGAAGGCAATCCGAACGCCCGGGTAATTGTCCCGATCATGGACTACATCAATCCCGACATCATCAAAGCCGGGATCCTGTATGACGCCGACTTCTCCCAGACGGAGAAACTCGTCCAGAAAGCGAAGATGGACCTCCTTGACGAGATCGACAACATCTGCGCTCCGGAGAACGATATCAGGAAGGCCACGACCTCAACGTCGACAAACCTGATGCATACGATCACCGATCAGCAGGTCACGGTCCTTTTCAAGAAGATCCTGCCGACCCAGACGCTCTTCTCGACTGTTGCCTGCAAGGGCAAATACGCCCAGTGGGATGCAGTCACCAAGGGAGGGACGGCTTACTTCGATGGGGAAGATCCGGAACTCGTCGAGTCTGATATCTCTGACAACACCAAGCTGACGCCCGTAAAGATCATGTACTCCAAGGGTAAGCTGACCAAGCTCGCGATGCTCGCTGGTGAGGCCCAGACCCCTGCAAGAGACCTGATGGCGATCAGGACGATGGCCTCGAATGAGATGATCAAGCAGCTCCGTGAGAGGTCCTTCCTGGGAGTCAACCGCGACCTTGAAAGCACGACCAACGCATTCATCCCGGCAGGGTCCCTGCAGTATGCCGGACTCTACGAACTGATCACCGGCCACACCCAGGCAACCGGGACCAGGACCCACGCAAACCCGAACTGGCAGGCAGCTACCTCCTGGAGCTCCGACACCGATCCGGCAACATGCTGGAGGAAATACCTCGAGCAGGACCTGAATGAGGTTTACCGGAAGATGGTCTACTACGGCCAGGCCCCTGACGTCATGCTCACTGACTACCGGACCTTCTCGTTCATCCGGACCGCCCTCAACGACACCTTCCGGGGCAACGACAACATGGTAAACACGACCTTCGGTATCTCAAAGCTCAACATCGCAATGCCGAACGGCATTATCCCGATGATCCCGATCCCATTCATGCCGAACGTCGTCGGAAACGGCAACATCTTCATGCTGAATACCGAGACCATCGAAAAGCGGACCCTCTGGCCGGAAACCTTTGAGGAACTCGGGCCCATAAACACATCCAAGCAGTACATCGTCAGTGCTGCAGAGTGCCTGATCGAGAGGACCGACGCCGCACCAGATACCACGACCTGTCTCTCAATGCAGGGCGGAGTCTGGGCAATCCCGACACTCGTGTGAGGTGAAAGAAAATGACAGCAGCAGAACTAACGGAAAAGAAATTCCAGAGAATGCCTGGGATCGACGTGATCGCGAAGGTCAAGCAGGCGGAACAGTACGACTGGGTGATCCTCGAGGAGTATAAGGGGGTCTCACTCCTCTCCGCGAGGCTGATCGCAGGGGGATCCGCGACCGTCGTCCGGGGCCAGCTCGCAGTGAACAACTCCGGGACCGCATACACCGCGACAACTGCCGCGATCGTATACGACCTGGTGGGCATCACGTCCAACACCGGGATCAACCGGTCCGGTCAGAACTTCTATGTCCAAACGGCAAGCGGCGAGATCATCGAAGTCTACGATGGAGACTCTGAATCGTCCGGGGACACCCTCACGGTCATCAAGCGCGGATGTTTCGGGACCACGGCCTCCGCGACCGGCCTGGCAGACAACAACATCCTGTATGTCCTGAATAACTTCCTCCTGGGAGATAACCAGACCGGCCCGATCGAGCTGATCATCAAACCCCTGCCGAACGACCCTGGTGTGGATCTCTTCAAGTAACCCTTTTTTGGGGGGTTAAAGGCCATGCCGGAAAGCGAAGACCAGATCCTTGTCACCCTGGGGGAGACCTCCGAGGTCACCCTGGCGAATGCATCAAGGTCATACCTCTCCCGGACCGAGATCGAGGCCTGGGCGGGATACTGTCAGACCTCTTTCAAGATCGGAAACGACGAGACGACCATCTCGGACTGGGTCGAACTCCTCGAGTCTCTCGCCCTGGGGGTATCGGCCTGGATCGACCGATACTGCAGGAGGACCTCATTCTATCCGACTCAGATCCGAGAATATCGGCAGGGACGGGGCAGGACCGGGGAGCTAGGGTCATACCGTGAACAGGACCGGGTCTTCCTCCTCCGGGAGCAACCCGTGATCGGGATCATCTCGGTCCGGGAGGACCTCGGGTCCGAGTCAGGGGTAATCTCCTGGGCGGACCGGACTCCCAGGACGACCTCTGCACCAGGCGACTACCAGGTCCTCCGGACCGGGGATATCACTGAGATCAGGTTCATCCGGAATATCCCCCGGGCGGGCTATGACAACCTCGAGATAACCTACATGGCCGGCTATAACGAGGCTCATCCGATCCACCAGGAGATCAAGAACATTACCAGGGAGATCGTCACGAGATACCTTGAGAAGAAGAAGAAGTCCCAGGAGGCAGACGTCGCCAGGTGGCAGTCCACCGACCAGGCGGCAGACCTCCTCCGGGAGCTGGGGGGTGATGTCCTCACAGAGGACCTGAAGGCCCGCCTGGCCCCATACCAGAGGAGAGCTACAATGGGACGACCATGGAGGTGAATTTTGAGTGAGGAATGTGCTGTATCAAATGAGATGTGTAAACTCCACCGTGAGGTGATCGATACGAAAGTAGCAGCCTGTAACCAGAGAGTCGACGGGGTCCTGGAGGCAGTCCAGGAGGTCCGGTCTCTCCAGAAGACGATCATGATCACCCTCCTGGTGATCGCGATCGGGGTCGGATGCACCCTCTTCGGTGTGATCATGGGGCGCGGTATCGACTTTGGGTGGTTAATCCCATGAACGACAGAGTCGAGGTCCAGATCGACCTCCCAGAGGCGAACCTCGATGACCTCCGGACCCTGGTCCTGGACGTCTTCAGAGGCGAGATCCTCACATCCCTGAAGGACCATTCACCGGTCGATAAGGGGTATTTGAGGGAGCACTGGTATGAGGGCGACCGGAACTCGAACTCTGTTGAGATCTACAACAACACCATCTATGCCCTCTGGCTTACCAGGGGGACCGGCCTCTACGGCCCGCACCATACCCCGATATGTGCGACAGGGGTCCAGTTCGCCGGGACGATCATGGCGATCGGGAAGCCCAAGGCCCTACACTGGAAGGACAAGTCCGGGAAGGATGTCTTCAGGCGATGCGTCAAGGGGGTCAAACCCATGACGTTCGTCACTGACGGGATCACCGAGGGAGTCGACAATGCCGTCGCCGCCCTGCAGGGGATCTTCAATGAATCCCCCCAGGAGGCGTCCTGATGGCAACCGTCCCCGCCTGGATGCTCATGGATGCCTACGTCGACGCGGTGATCGCCAGGATCCAGGACAACGAGGACCTCCTGGTCCCGAAGGGTCTGGCCCCCCTCACGGTCCTCGAGGGGGATGAAGAGCCGAACCGGATCGATAAGTTCCCGCAGGTCAGGGTGATCCCCCTGGTCGGCGAGGGGGACCGTATCACCTTCCCCCAGGGGGATTTCCAGGAGCACAACTTCTCGACTACCCTCATCGGGTTTTACCAGTACCGGGATATCCCGTCTGGTCTCCGGGAGGTCCGGAAGTTCGGGTATAATGCCCTGCAGCTCTTCACGGGCGACAACCAGTATGTCCAGGCGACCCTCGAGAACGGGACCGTCTTCGGAGTAGCGACGCTTGAAAACACACAGTTACGGGTCGGATACCGGAGGAGTGGGGATTATATCCTTCACGCCTGGCAGGTGACCCTCAACCAGATAGGAGCTTAAAATGGTAACAGAAAAGAACAGTTTTGCCGGGGGGCGGCCCTCTATTTCGGGGGGCAGTCCGCCAAGGTCAGGGTCTATGAAGGTGAATACGGAGACCCGGATGAGACCGGATACCGGGAGTTCGTCCCGTCGGCCCAGCATACCCTCCTCTCCCTGCATGGGTGGGAGGTCATGGCAGGATGGCAGTATGAAGAAGAATATGCCCAGGACTCAACATTCCGGGAAGGCGTCGCCAGGCACCACTTCAAGGTCGACGTCAACGCGACCTATGCCCGGATGTATGTCGGGGTAGATGACTGGCTCGCCTCTCGGATCATGTCACCGACCGGAAGCCCCCTCACGGGCATCGTCGAGGACACGAGCGAGGTCTACTTCTTCCAGTTCGCCGGTCTGGCGACCAAGTTCAACGGGAACAGCCTCTCGGTCCCCCTCCGGGTAGTCGTCGACGAGGTCTACTTCGAGAACTTCAACCTGCCGGTCCAGGAAAACAAGTTCATCCACGTCCCGCTGAAGGGCCACGGCCGCATTTTGAGATATGAGAACTATGATGTGTTCCCATACGAGGCAGTATAGATGGCAATGATTTCTCCTGGGGGTGAAGACCCCCGAGCTGCACACTCCCCCGTCCCGGGAGAAGATGACTGGGATGACCTCGAGGACCAGGAACTCGAGGAATACGTCCAGTCCAAGGAGAAAACACTCCAGACGATCCGCAGTTTCGTCACGATCGCGGATCGTCAGTTCAAGTATGTCACGTTCGGCGACGGCAAGGACCAGCTCAAGATCAAGATCCGGGCCGCGATACCCTACGAGACCAGGGAGCGCCAGAACCACATCTACGAAGAACTACAAAACCAGTGGGCGGCCGCAAAGGCAAAGGCAGAGGAGCTCGGCCTCGACCCTGATAAGGTCCAGCTCAACGACCTGAAAGTCCAGAGGCCGATGTATGAGATCCTCGCGAACCTCTGCATGGAGGACCCCTGGAACGACTGGAGGACCTGGGCCGTGATCGACAGGGGGGTGAGGGGTCAGGTCAAGGGGTCCGGGATGGGGCCGGTCATGCTCGGCAAGATCCTCGCAGCAATCAACGAGACCCAGGACGGGGTCAAGGCCTTTCGCGGCAAGCGATGAGGGGCAGTTCCTCCTCTACCTATTCGAGACGACCGGGAAGCTCCCGAGTGAGATCGGGACCCTGAACCCGATCGACCGGATGTTTTTGGTCTCCGCCCTGGAGGCGAGGAATAACAGGTCCACGAAGAAATGAGGTGCAAATGGCAGAAAACGACCAGATTAAAAAGTTCATTCAGATCCTCGTGAAGATGGCAGGCGTCGAGGAGTCAAAGGAACAGTCTGAAAAGTTCTATAAGACTCACCACGACGGGATGGGGCAGTCCAAGAAGGACGCCGAGGAAGCCTCGCCGAAGATCGAGGAGTTCCTGAAGCGATGGAAGTATGAGCTGATGCTGGTCGGGGGTGCTATCGCCGGTATCTACGCCCTGGTGAAATACTCGAGTGTCGCCCACACCATGACGGACCTCCTGGGGCGGTCCTTCGGATTCCTGGCAGATGTGATCCTGATCGCACTCCTGCCGGTCGTGGTCATCCTGGCAGGGTGGATCCTCGCGGTCGCGAAGGCCTTCCAGGACCTGCCGAAGTGGTTGAAGGACCTGATCGCCTGGGGGATCCTCACCGTGATCGGTCTCGAGTTAGTCGCGAAGGCCCTCGCCCTGGTGGGAGTCTCTGCAGGAGTGACAGCCCTCCTCCTGGGGGCACTGGCAGGCCTGGCGATCGGTATCTCGGTGGTCCTCCTCCTCCGGGAGGCTGGCTTCTTCAAGGCCCTCGAGGACGCGGTCGGAGCGGCCACGACCTCATTCAGGAACTGGGTTGATGGGATGTCGATATACTGGCATAACTTCTGGGTCGGGGCGATCGAGTTCACCGTCGGCCTTTGGAACAACACCCTCGGGAACCTCCCTGGGATGAAGATAGATAACTCCTTCCTCCAGAATACCCCAGAAACGGCGAGGTGGCAGGATGCCTGGGACATCAAGGCCGCAGAGGCATACCAGGACGCTATGTCAAAGGGCATGACTCATGACCAGGCAATGACCTCCAGTTTTGGAGATCTCTCCTGGAAGGAATGGACCGAGGCGATGAGGAAGGCGAACCCCGGGCGGGAGGAGCGCTGGAAGTATTCCCCCCTCACCCACGACCAGGTCGAGGCAACTGCAGACGACGAGGACAACGTCCTGGGGGCTAAACATATGTGGCTCTCCCTGGGGGAGTGGCTCAGGAACGAGAAGGCGTCATCGTCGGGGTCAGGTAAACTGAAGAGCTCCGACCTGGGAGACATCGACCGGAGCATCTTCGAGGACCTCTACCCCCAGGAGGTAAGAGCTCCGTCTCCCGGATCGCCCCAGGCAGGTAGTCCCGCGAAGAACGAGACGCCCCAGGTCACGATCGAGCACGCGGAGATCCACCTGGACCCGGAGGACCCCCTGAACCAGTCCTTCGTAGACCAGATGACCCAGATAGTCAATCGGACGAACTCAACGGCATTAAGGGGGTCGAATTTCTTTGGTTGATCAGAATGTCTATATCACACCGATCACTCCGGGCGGGAACACCTACTACTTCCCCGCCTGTCACGTTTATCTGCACCTGGACAAACACCTGAACGAGCTTCCCATACCGAAGGGCATGATCGCCCTTGATATGCTCTTCTCGGCCCGGACGATGCGGGTAGTGGGCCTCTGGCGGGACGACTATGGGGGGAACCACTATGACGGCCTCCCTGCATTCCACCGGATGGTCCGGTTCGTCACCGAGAACGAGCTGACGGACCAGATCTACCAGTTCCACTGGTCCTCCGGGACCTTCGAGGAGCCGGACCTCTATGTCAAACTCATCTCGATCGACGGTGACCGTGCCCCAGGGTGGAAAGGGGATATGCCCTATAACTTTGTTTTCAGGAGAATCACGGAGTCGGTCTGAATGCCAGCCCCCTCCCTCCCAGGTCCTGCCGAGCGGTATGTAGTCACGATCAACGAGGCGGTATATACGGGGGCCAACGTCCAGGACGCGAAGGTCACGACACGTCTCAATCAGCTCTCCTTTGCGACCGTCACCCTCAACCTCACCTCCTCCTCGATCGTCGAGGACTCCGGGGCGGCTATCACCCTTGACCGATGTAACAACCTACCCCTGACGGGGAAGGTCAGGGTAGAGGACGAGGTCCTCAGCTATACCTCCAGGACCGGGATAGATCTCCTAGCAAACCTGGACGCAGAGATCGCCGCCTGGCTCGAGGACCCTGACGGATACACCCCGCCCCCCGGGACGCTCTTCCAGCTCACCGGCCTGACCCGGGGCCTCGAGGAGACCCCCTATTATCTCCACGCCCCCGGGCGGCAGGTCTACATCTACCCCGAACCTGCAGAGGGTGATGATATCACGATCGTCCTGGGGACCCGGGAACTCCTCACGGGGGTGGTCTCACACGTCGAGAGGGATGAGTCGTCGAACGCCATCCGGATCGAGTGTATCGAGATCGGCACCCGGGTCCGGGACCTGCAGGTGACCACGAAGACCCTCTACCAGGAGAAGACCACGGGGGAGATCCTCCTGGCCCTGATCCCCCCGAACAACCCACCGGACCACTACTGGGACACGGACTTCGAGGTGGGGGTCAAGATGAACTACCGCCTGGAACTCGGGAACTACCTGATGCACATCGCGAACCTCTGTCTCCTGGCAAACCTGGACTGGTGGATCACAACCGATGCCACCCTCCACACGATCCACTGCAGGACCCACCGGGGATCCCTCACCCCAGGGGCCATCTGGACGGCCAGGCTCACCGCCCTCAACCTGAAGAGGTCCACCTCGAAGGAGGACATATTCAACTCGATCACCGCGATCGGGTCATCGCAGGAAATGAAGGGATCTGCGACGACTCTCAACGCAAATACAGAGAGGATAACTGAATTAACAGGCACGGAGACGAACCTCTCTGCGAACTGCACGGCAGCAGCTACCAAAATTTACGGGGTCAACATCACGGACTACGTCGTCGGGGATACCATCCAGGTCGGGACCGAGAAGATGACGATCACCGCGAAGGGTGCCCTGGGAGAGCTGACTGTCACCAGGGCAGTCTCCGGGACAACTGCAGCAGCTCACTACGTCGGGGATGCGGTCCTCATGATCACCTCCCTGGCGATCGAGAGTGTCAACGACCTGGACAACGACCTCGGGATCCCGGCGAAGGTCTGGATCGGCTCCGAGAAGATCCAGATCACCGGTGCCTATGGCGGGAAGATCCTGACCCTCACCCGGGGAGTCGACGGAACAACTCCCTACGCACACCGGGCCGGGACCCTGGTGATGTCTGCAGATGATACGAACGAACTCCCCGAGGACGGGAGCTCGATCAAGAACTACGGGGTCCGGGGGATGCGGCAATCTGTCATTGGCATCGCGGACCTGGACGGCCTGGACAAGTATGCCGGGGCCGTCATGATGGCCCTGAAGGACCTCCTCCCAGGGGGTAACTTCCAGGTCCCCCTCTCGTCCTTCCCGGTCGCGATGGGTCTCGGGGATACCTTCTCCCTGGTAGAGTATGGGGTCTCCGGGTCGACGAACTACCGTATATCAGGCCTTGTCTGGGATACCTCCGGCCTGGTCACCGTCGAGTATGGTCACCCCGAGGAGTGGATCCTCGCAAACTTCCAGGACGCGGCGAAGGCGATGCAGCTCGCGACCCAGGCAACCGCTCCGGCCGCCCAGGCCCCGATCATCCAGTCCTCCGACGACGGCAA